TTGCTTACCGATACCAAACTGAAAAACCTGAAGCCGCAGGAGAAACTGTACAAGGTTTCCGACCGTGACGGGCTGTATGTCGCTGTGCTCACGTCAGGATCTGTCTCGTTCCGCTACGACTACCGCATTAATGGCCGCCGGGAAACGCTGGTGATCGGCCAGTACGGTCGTGACGGTATCAGCCTGGCGGAAGCGCGCGAGGAACTCATTGCCGCCAAAAAGCTGCTGAAGTCAGGCAAGTCGCCTGCTGCGGCGAAACGTGACGGTATAAGGCAGATCGCCGGCGCCGAAACATTCGCGGTATATACCGACACCTACATGAAACACGTCACCCTGGCAGACAGCACCCGCGCCATGAAGCAGGCAGTGATCGACAGGGATATTCTTCCCGCCTTAGGTAACAAGATGATGACTGAGATAACCACCAGAATGGTGCGCGACTTGTGCGATCGTATCGTCGAGCGTGGCGGCCGGGCGACAGCGATTCAGGTCAGGGAGATAATCAGCAGCGTATACCGGTACGCCAACGACCGCGGGCATGGTCTGTTCAATCCTGCTGCCGACATTAAGCCATCATCCATTGCCATGTTTAAGCCGCGCGAGCGCACACTGTCGCCTGAGGAAATTGGCATATTCTTCCGTGCGCTGGATGACGTCGGTGCGATGGGCACTATGAAGATGGCGCTGAAATTGGTGCTGCTGACGCTGGTGCGAAAAAGCGAATTCACTTACGCGACGTGGCAGGAGATCGATTTCAGGAACTGGACATGGACGATCCCCGCAGACCGAATGAAGGCCAGGCGCGCGCATGTGATTTACCTGCCGAAGCAGGCTCAGGATTTGCTGGTGGGATTGCAGATGTGTGCCGGTGGCAGTGAATACCTGGTACCCGGGCGCTATAACTTCCGCAAGCCATTATCGAATGCCGCGCTGAACTCGCTGATAGACCGGACCATGGAAGCCATAAACAAAGACGGAGAGAAGATACAGGACTTTACCGTGCATGACCTGCGCCGGACGGCCAGCACGCTGCTGCACGAAGCGGATTATCCTTCAGACTGGATAGAGAAGGCGCAGGCGCATGAGCAGAAGGGTGTGCGCGCGGTTTATAACAAAGCGGAGTATGCCCGGCAGCGTGCTTATATGTTGCAGCAGTGGGCGGATATGGTTGATGCCTGGATTAACGGGGAGCACACCGATCTGGTGCCGTTCTCCCCGTCGAAGTTTGAGAGGTGGATGGAAAGTCAGTAGCCGAATAAAATGGCTATTTAAATCTCGCTGATGAATTATGCCGCACGCTCCCGGCCCTGGTTGTCTGTTGGTGACAACGGAGCATGTCCGAATGCCCTCGTCATTCCGACGATATCCAGCGCGTAACCAGGGTGCAACTGCACCGCCGGGCCTTCGCACTGGTTTCCCCAAACGTCAAACCCATGCGACGACTGGCGGGCGAATAGCTCGATGCGCGGCACATCGCCAAGCAACTGCACCAGCTTCTCTCTGATCACGTCCGGCTTGCGCGAGTTCTCCAGGCGCGGCGCCGTGACATGCTGGCAGATCGAAGCGTCCATGCGCGCCGGCAGTTTCCCGCGCACCGCAAACAGACAGTCTTCACTGTTCGCCAGGGTCATATGGCCCATTCCGATCGCACTGTTGCCTTTGTGCTTGTTCGTCTTATGCCAGGTGAATCCCTTCATCGTCATCAGGCGGAATCCCCACGCTTCGATAACCTTCAACGCTTCAATCGGCTGTGTAGGTACCCACCACATCGCCAGCAGGCAATCGTCGGCAGCCAGATCCCAAACCGGCAGGCGGCAGATATCAAGCACGTTCATGACCGGGTATTTGAACCCGGCGCCGCGGTTGCCGTCTGCTGCTTTGTCGCGGTATACCCAAGGTGGATCTGCGTAGATTAGAGTATATTTTCCGGTCATGCTGCCACCTTCTTGCTGTTCATCAGCTCAGCCACGCGCTGAGCCTTTAATGGATTTCTGATAACCTGGCCGCCGGGTGCCAGCCACCCGCGGCGCAGAGATGAATAAACCAGCGTGATACTGCCGACGCGGATATTGTCGTGCGGGTTAGTCATAAACCACCCCGCGACATCCGATCCCGCTGTAGTCAAGATGCGGTGTGCGGTTCCCTTTTGTGATGCACTGCTGGCGGCGCACCGCGATGCGAGCGCGCTCTACTTCGCCGACGGCCGCATCCAGGCACTGGAGCCACAGGCGGGCCGCGATGCGGTAATGACCGCGGCGCTCGCGGTCAATGGCACGGCTTTCGATCTCCATCGCTTCCGGCGTTACTGCCACCACTCTTTCAACACGGCGCTGCGACACGTAATCTTCGTGATAGCGCTCAAGTTTTGTTTTTTTCATTTGTTCCAGACCTCTCAACTGATTACCGCCGCTACCCACATCAGGTAGGTCACTATGGTCAGACACAGATAAACCTCTGACCATCTGTCGATATGCCTTCCGAGCGCCTTCATGCTGCTGCACTCACGGCAGCACCCTTCACTGGTCGATACTTTCGCAGTTCAACCGGTGGCTTTTTTCCCTGGAATTCGTCCGGGCTGTTCTTTCTGCGATCGTCAAGCCACTTCTCCACTTCTTCCTGTGTCCATGCCACTTTCCCATCAGTGATGTACCAGCGTTTAGGGAATTCACCATCACGCTCCAGTCGGTCAATCGTGCTCCATGACAGTGGCACCACCTCAAGGAGTTTTTTCTTACTCAATGCACCTTTCATAAATACCTCTCTTGGTTGCAGGTGTGGCGCCGCGGCGCCACGGTGGTGATTACATAGGGACTTCGTTCAGTTCATCTCGGCGGATGGTGTACACGTCAGTGGCTTTAGCCAGACGGTCATCATCTGCTGCCAGTTTTTTGGCGACGTATTTGTAGGCGTTGTCCAGGTCCTTCAGCGTGTTGTAGTTCATAGCTGCGTCAGTGAAGGCGCACAGAATCTCTTCTGGATCGCGGTCATCACTGTTCTTTGGTTTCTCTTCCTGGTGCTGCTCAGGTTTCGAGTTGATCAACTTGTTCATGCCGGACGCGGTTGCGGGTGTCGGCGTGATGTCGCGCTCAACACGCGGTGCCGTCTCCTGCAATTCGTCAGGGGTGTACACGCCAAGCAGGACGTCAGGAGCATTCAGGCGAGCCCACCGCTTAACGCAAAGGTATGCGAGCTGCTGGCGAGGGTCCTGCTCCCAGAGCGGGGAGTTACGCACACCGGCCTGGGCCATGCTTATCGTCAGCTCGCGCGGCTCTGATTCCCCCTTGAGGGTCGCCCACACGGTTACGGTCAGGTTCGGCGATTTGTCGGACTTCCCGTTTGCCTTCGACCAGTCACCATCCCAGCGATAATTCAGGCGGGTGGCCAACAGATTGGAAGAAGACACAACCGCGTTAACCAGCTGCGCTTCATATCCCAGCGCGCCGTTAACAACGTGCGTTTTCTGAGCCACGGCGAACGGGTTCATGCCCCACTGCGCCGCCTGCATGGTCACGGCCAGGCAGTCAGCAGGCTTTCCTGCCAGGTGCGCCGGAACGGTGGCTTTACTGTCAGCCATCAGGGTTGCGAAACGCACCAGGCGGTCCATACCCTCAGGGCTGAAAATTGCCGCAGCGGTGCCAACGGTAGCACCAGGCTGTGAGGTGATTGCGATGTCGTTGCTCATACGTACATATCCTTTTTGCGTGCCCACTCAGGGCGTTTAATAATTTCAAATCCACCCCATTCGCCAGACTCCCGGCACTGGTGGTAGGTATTCAGATCCCGGCGGAACAGCGAATGCCCGGCGTCAACATCCTGCGCATCCAGCTCAAACACGCGCACCGGGTAACGGCCGCAGTCGATGGTTTCGCTTACCGCCAGGAAGAAGAATCCGTGCGGCTCACCGGTGGTCTGCTGCGCACCTTCTCGGTACATGGCGTCCTGAACGTGGTACCGGAATTCTTCGACGTGGCGGGAGAACCTCTCCATGTCCGCAACCTTTTTCACGTCCAGCAGCACCGGGTGATACTTCAGGCGCTTGTCCGGACGGATGCGGCACAGTTCGCCAGTCTCCGGATCCGTCCAGTAGTGCGATGCTTCGCAGAATCCTTCCGCTTCAAGCAGCCAGCGCGCAGCCGGGTGTGCCATCGCGCTGTCGCGCATCAGCTGCAACTTCCGGCCCTGCTCGGCATCCATAACCGTCATGCCCATTCCAGCAACATCATTCAGGAATGCAGCTTCATCCTCTTTCCCTGCTGTCGTGCGGCGGTTGAACTGCGGCGCCACGATGAAACGCTTATCGAATTCTTCCGGCTCCAGCAGCAGGCAGTGCAGGGCAGTACCCATATCCAGCGCCTTCAGCTTTTCGGTGTCGACCGGCGCGGATTTCTGCCACTGCAACAGGGCCGGGCTCAACGCCACCATATCCAGCTGCGACTTACTCACGCCGTCGCCGGCGTGGTAATCCTCGTTGCTGATGTCGAAGTAAATTCCTGGCTTCATGCCGCGTTCCTCGCCGTGTCCAGCTGGTCAGCCAGATCCCACTTAGCGATGATGCTGGTCATCGCGGCCTGGTACGCTGCGAGAGCCTCTTCAAATTCAGCGCTCATCATCAGCTCTTCAAGAATCTCGGTGCGCACGCCTTTGCGACCAAGCTCGTAAAACGGCGCCTGTAGCTGGTGGTGCTTAATTGCGTCGATCAGCTCTACCTGGCGCTCGTAGTGCAGCTGGCTCAGCTGATAGTCGCTGTCGATGCTGGTCATGATTTTTTTCAGGTTATTAATCTGCTGGATGTTCATACGCACCTCAGTACTTGATGGAGACTGCAGATACCTTCCCACTGGCGATGGCGATCAGCGCTTTCTCAGCCATTTCCTGCGGAAGACCACTTTCAATCAGGTCTGCGATAGCCTGACGGTTGATGGTGCGGCGGTGCTCTTTGTCTGCGGCGCGGCTTGCTTCTTCGTATGCGATGCGTTTCTTTTCTGCCAGTCGAACTGCTTCCGCTTCTTCCTGACGGCGGCGTTCCGCTGCAATAGCATCGTTCTTTTCCTGCTCAGCTTTTTCCGCAGCGGCTTTTGCTTCACGCTCTGCTTTCTGCTGGGCTTCAATTTTTTCGCGCTCTGCGCGTTCAGTTGCAGCCTTGGCTTCAGCTTCACGGCGTGCAGCAGCATCAATCTCGGCCTGTGCTTTTGCTTCTGCATCACGCTTAGCCTGTTCTGCTGCTTCGCGGCGTATAGCATCTTCACGTTCGAGACGTGCTTTTTCCTCTGCCTCTTTGCGCAGGCGTTCCAGCTCAGCCGCTTCGTGCTCGCGCTTTTGCGCTACTACCAGCGACGCTTCCAGTTGCTGAATGGTTGAGTCTTTAGCAACTCCAGCCTCTGCTGCACGCTCCTGCCAGCTATCATCCAGCACCACGGATTTAGCTTCCAGAATGCGAGCCTGAATATCAGCGGATGGCAGATAGTTACCGGCGGTGTCGATCACGTCAGCCAGTGCGCGCAGATCCACAAGGCGCTGCTGCAGTGCTTCGGCTCGTGCCTTTTCCGCGTCTTCCCACTCGGTAAGTGGGCGGCGAACTTCATCGCGAAGCTGATCGCATTCGGTCACGAAGCGGCGCAGCTCGGATTCAACCACTTTCGGCTGCTCTTTCAGGCGCTTCAGGTAATCACGGCCTGGCTTTTCAACTGCCGTCTTGCTGCGTGAGACCTGGGCGGCGAGGGATGCGATACGGGCGCGGCCTTTGGCTGTGCTCAGGTCAGGTACTTCTTTGATGCCTTCACGGATCTGTTCAAGGAATTTATCCAGACCGTTTTCAACGTAAATGCTTGGCGCCAGGTCCGGCGCAATTTCGATGATTGCTAATTCACTCACTTGCTCACCCCCATATCCATTTCAGTTTTGACTGCCATTTTGGTGACAAACGCCCAGTTGATGGCCTCATGCAGAGTGCGGCACTTGGTGCTCATCAGCCCGCACGCCGTAACGCAGTACCAACCGTTGATGATTTTCCACTGCATAATTCGTTACCTCAGTGTTACCGTTGAGGTAATAATTATCCTTATATGGTTTGAAGTCAATAGGTATGATTATAAAAAATTACCCAATGGGTAATAATTAGGGCAATAAAAAAGCCGCTCTATGGCGGCTTAGTGTCTGAAATATATGATTTTACTCTTGCGATTTACCGTTCTGAACAATCACGAAATCGACGTAGCTCTCGATCTTACTTTTCTCGCTCTCAGGTAACAATGCGTAGCGTGCCCGGTCGTAATGGATGGTCGCTGGGTCGCGGGGATGGATGAGCAACTCATAGCCGCGGCGGCCGAACGCGCTGGCGATCGCCTCCAGGGTGGAGATAGAAACGCTAACCTCATTGTTCAGCATGCGGTTGATTGTCGCCTGGGCAACGCCGGACGCCTTCGACAGCTTACCCTGGGAGGACAGGTCGCGGTTGTTCTGCATCCACGCTTCGAGGTTATGCGCCGCCAGCTGGCCGATATCGGAAGGTGTAATCTCTTCCTGGGGAATGGCAACAGCAGATAATGAGTGGTCAACGTCCAGCCAGTTCGACGGCTTGTTTGCCGCCTTCTCAATCTTGCGCGCCACCGTGTCGCCGACAACCTTCTGCCCGCGGGCCCAGCGGTTCACCAGGTTTGCCTGAGTTCCCAGTTTTTCCGCCAGACGAGTCTGCACCCCGTTGAAGTCACGGTCGATGATATCGTTAATATTCTGCCTGCGGATATCCTGAATACTTTTCATGCTCTGGTGATTCGCCTCATATATGAATTAGTTAGTGGTTCAATTAAAAGCGAATTTACCCCACAGGTAAATGCACCTCACAGGTAACAAAACTTGATTTTTATTACCTTCTGGGTGAATATTTGTTATCTGAAATTAATATCAGGCAATAGCTATGAGCGAGAACGAAAAATTCGACTTCAAAAAACACTGGTTGCAACTCACTCCTGATGAGCGAAATGCCTTTGCTGACGAGGCCGGAACGACCAGTCATTACATCCAGACGCATCTGACAGGCCGCCGTAAAATGCCCGGTAAGACATTGATGAATGGACTGTTTAAGGCATGCAAACAACGCGGTTGGGTAAGAACTAAGCCGGAACTTGCTATCTTTTTCTACGAATAAAACCTCCTTCAAACCCCCATCAGGCCGCCTTCCGGCGGTCTTTTCATATCTATTCAGTCCTCTCAGGTAATAATGATCCGAATATGGTTGATCTTTTTTCGGCCATCGCACAAAATTACCGATATCCATAACCAAACATGAGGCCGTTTTCGTGAAAATTGTCACCAGAATGGAGGCCGCTAAGGCTGGCCTGAACAGATTCTACACCGGCAAAGCCTGCCGGAATGGTCATAAGGCGGAGCGCTACGTACTGAACGGCACCTGTGTCGAGTGCGCACTTCAGAGCGCAAACCGTCACCGCAGCGAGTTCGCAATGGCATTAAAGACTGCCCAGGGGGAAGCATGAAAGAGCGCGGTATGATTTTTAACGGCGAGATGGTGCGCGCCATCCTCGACGGACGGAAGACGCAGACGCGGCGCATCATCAATCCGCAGCCAGAGGCAACATTAAGCGGAAGTTTATCCGGTAAGTGGTTAAACAGACCTCTTAACGGACTTTTGTTGCCGAAAATTGAAGATATCGCAATCCATTGTCCGTTCGGTGTCGTCGGTGATCGCATCTGGGTGCGCGAGACGTGGGCGCGCTACAACATCGACCAGAACAGCCACGACATAGCGTACCGCGCCACAACTCCAGCAGACTGGCCAGAAGAAGGCCGCTGGCGTCCTTCAATCCACATGCCGCGCTGGGCAAGCCGTATCATGCTGGAGATTACCGACGTGCGCGTGGAGCGGCTGCAGGATATCAGTGAAGAAGATGCGAAAGCTGAAGGCCTGGCGGAAATCACTAAAGATGGGAGCCTATTCAAATTTGGCATTCCAGACCGCGACGGTTATCCAGGCGCTGATGATAACGGCTGTCCGTGGACGGAGTGGGAACGCAACCCGGTCGATGCTTATTGCAAGCTATGGCAATCCATCTACGGAGAAGAAAGCTGGCAGGCTAACCCGTGGGTCTGGGTGATCGAATTTAAGGTGGCTTCACCTGGGGGTGAGTGATGGCCGGTGACTGGATCAAGATGCGTGCCGACCTGCACACGCACCCTAAAGTTGTCCGCATGTCGTCCGCATTGAAAGCGGACAGATTGCGGATAGTTGGCGGACTACATTCCGCATGGTGTCTTTTTGATGTCCACTCCGTTGACGGTTTGCTTGACGGATACAGTGCGGACACTCTCGACGACCTGATCGGCTTCCCTGGGTTTTCCCGAGCGATGATGGCTGTCGGATGGCTCGAAGAAAATGGAGAAAGCCTAGTAATGCCGCGCTTTGAAGCCCATAACGGGCAGTCTGCCAAGCGTCGAGCACAGGACGCTGACAGGAAGAGAAACGTCCGCAAAGCGTCCGCATCAGAAGCGGACAAAAAGCGGACCAGAGAAGAGAAGAGAAGAGAAGATATAAAAGATAAACCCCACACAGGGAGCGAGCAAAATTCACCTGTGGATAACTCTTCGGGTGACAGCGAACCAGATCCGGATGCGAACAACGCGATGCTGAATGGCTACGTTGCGCCTGGCGGAATGGGTGAGTTTGGAAAATTCCAGATGCGCGACAACTGGAAGCCGGATCCGCAGTTCATACAGCGCGCTGCGCTGTGGGGCATAACCCTGAAGACGGATATCACACCGTTCGAGCTGGCAGAATTCATCACGTACTGGAAAGCGGAGGGCAAAGCATTCCACCACGACCAGTGGCAGCAGAAGCTGGCGAGAAGCGTGCAGCAGTCCAGGGCAAGGCCGGTAGCCCAGCAGCAGCGAAGGGATATCAACGACGTTCCGGAGCCGGACAAGGCCATACCGCAGGGATTCAGGGGATACCAGCCCTCATAGCAGCACCAGCGCGGCAGCGCATTTTTTTACGCCAGCATAATTACCTTGCAGGTAACAAAATATGTGCATAGCTATTGATTTTAACTCTAATGTGGATTTAAATTACCTGAGAGGTAAGGCATGAAAAAGCAGTTACAGGCTCTTGGTCGACTCAAGACAGGCCAGATGAACAAAACAGAATCTGCGTACTGCCAGCACCTGGAGCTGCGCAAGCATGCCGGTGAGGTGGCCTGGTACCGGTTCGAAGGTATCAAGCTGCGCCTGGCTGACAACACGTTTTACACGCCGGACTTCGCGGTGATGCTCGCCACCGGCGAGATGGAATTACACGAGGTGAAAGGTTTCTGGACCGACGACGCCAGGGTGAAAACCAAAGTCGCAGCAGATCAGTATCCGTTCCGCATCATCGGCGTGACTGTGAAGCCTAAGAAATCCGGTGGCGGATGGAATGTCGAAGTGTTCTGAATCGACGATCCTTTTTGATATCAACGTAATCAATGACTTATACGGGTAAGCGGGGGTAAAGATGAGCGTGAAACGTTATTCGGTTTGGGAAGATGAGATGTTTGACGAGAAACATGCTCTCAATCCAAAAAACAGCATGGTGCATTTGATGGTGATGCACGAAGACTACGCCGCACTTGAAGTCAGATGCGCGGCGCTGGCTGCGGATAATGGAATATTACTCGCAATCATGAATGAGCAGGCTGGAAGTTTTGGCGCTGCTTTAGCTGAGGGATTCCATGACGCTGTTATGGAGTCAGGGAGTGATCAGCTGATTGATATCTACCAGCGACGTTTACAGCAAGCCATTCAGTGCATTCCGCCAACCACGTCTACCGACGCTTTCCTGGCTGAAGTGCGGGCGCAGGGTGTGACCGAGTACGCCAGTAAGCGCGGGTTCTCATTCCAGCACGGTTGTATCCATGCCCACTTCGGCAATGGTGATGTGATGGTTGGCGCGGTGACATTCGAAAACGGTGATGCTGGAATTAATTTTGCTCCGGTTCGCGAGAAAACTGGCGGTGTGGGTACGAGCTACGAATGGACAAAAGGGAAGACGGCGGATCAGGTTGATTCCGTATTTATTATCGCCAGCAGTAATGCTGAAGGCCTTGAAGTTATCCGCGACAAGTTAAATGAATCCATCGAAGAGCTTCGCAAAGGAGTGCAGTCATGAGCATTCTGGACATTCTAAATACCGGCCTCGCTCTGATGGGGTGGCTGTTCATCATGTTCAAAACGGGGCAGTGGTTTATCTCCGTTGCGCTAAAGCAGTGGGACAAGCGCAGAAAGCTATCTCGTCGACAAAAAGCAGTAAACGAATTTTACGATGCGTTTGACCTGTCCAGCATCGAACCAGGAACGACAGTTCGCCTGGCAACCAAAGGCGATCTGACAATCATGATGTTTCGCCATGAGGCCGCCCAATGAGAAACATCGACAAACGCGCATTACGAGAAGCTGCGGAAAAGGCTACGAAAGGTCAGTGGGCTGTTGAGTTCGACGATGAGGTTTACTCCACTGATGGCGTGAACAATGAGCAAATAGCCATGGTGTTCAGTGAAAACGAAGTGCGTGACGCTGCGTTCATCGCCGCCGCTAACCCCGCCACCGTGCTGGCGCTGCTGGATGAGCTGGAAGCCAAAGACCGTCGCATCGAAGAAGAGATTGCCCGAGCTAACCGCGAGCATCACCGTGGTTTCATGATGGCGTGCGGGCATCTTAAAGAGCATTCAAACGTTCATTATGCTGATGCTGCCGAGATGGAGATAGCAGCCCTTCGCAATCGCATCAATGAGTTGGAGTCCGCCGCAGCCGGTAAAGGAGGTGCATCATGATCACCTTCACCAAAGAACAGCTTATCGCTTCTGCGCACGCGCGTATTGAGTTTGCAGAGATGATGCTGGCTGGAGAGTTAGAGCCCCTCAAAGAGCGCACATGGTCAATTGAACTGGAGCTGGCGCGTATCGCGCTGGCATCGCTCGAAGCGGAGCCTGTTGGCGAGGTCGTCCTGGGCGAATATGACGATTGCGGATGCCACCCGGATGCGAAGGTGGTGTGCATAGCCGCTGATGGACAGGCTGATTGGGGAAACTTCAAGGATGGCACACCGTTATACACCGCCCCGCCAGCGCCGGCATCTGTGCCCGCTGCGATGGAAATGGATGATGACTTTGACAGCGCGTTTGAACACGGAAAAGCTGTCGGCTGGAACGCCTATCGCGCAGCCATGCTTCAGTCGTTCGGTAATTCCGAACAACTCAACTCTCCGGTGATTCCGGATGGTTGGGTGGCTTGCAGTGAGCGGATGCCTGAAGACGATGACTTCGTTTATATCTGGCCTCGTCCTGATTTTGGTGTCGAGTTGCATGTTGCTCAGTACGGAAAATTCGATAAAAGAGATGCTGGCTGGTACGCGCAGGTATACGAGCAAAATTACGGCATTGAATATTATCCGGTAAGGGTCACCCACTGGATGCCACTGCCAGCAGCACCCCAGCAGGAGTAATTAGATGCCAAAATTCAAGAGAATAATCATTAGTTACATCAATGGAGAGCCAAAAGAGTTAATGAAGAAGGCAGGTTTTACATGGAAGTTTTCAAGGCCTGTTCCTATAGCCGACACTGTTGAGTTTTACTGTTGCGAGCGTAAGAAAAAAGGGCCGTTACCTGACAACTTTCGTAGTGTCGGATGGAGTGATGAGGGGGCATTTTCATACTTCACAGAAGAGCAGATTGAGGCATGTAAGCAGTGGGCATCAGCACCGCAGCAGGAGGATTTATGATTCCATTATTGTGTCCTTTTTGTGAATCGACAGTGCTTAGCATTGGCTACTCATTCAGTTTTCTTGGAAAGAAACGCTACGTCTCATGCAGATGTGGCGCTCAAGGGCCATTAAAACGTAATAAGGCTGATGCAATTTCTGCATGGAATAGCCGAATGAAAGTGTTTTTTTACGACCCCAAAACGTTGACATGTACCGACGAGCGCAGGAGAACTGCGGCTTACATTGATAGCCTTAAGCAGGACGGCTTCACGCCAGAGTTAATTGCAGCACCGCAGCAGGAGGCGCGAAGGATGAAAGTTACCTATTCAGTCTCAACCTCTCCACTTAAACCAATGAAGCACATCACCGTCGATGTAGAAAGCGCTGGGTATGAAGGCGGAGACGACAGACATTTTGATGAAGTTTGCCGCGAGCTTGGCGTAACTTATGAGCGCATTAAGGGCATTGCTATTGCCGGTAAGGTTTATCTGTACAACTGCAACATTCCTGATGGAGCAGTGCTGCCCAGTAACTGGAGCTACGGCATAGACAATTTCATCTTGTCCCAGTACTTCCGAGGTGCATGATGCTTAACCCATTCGACGCAGTAATTTTCGTGCTGCTGGTCATAGGTGCACTTCAGGGTATGGGGTGGCTGCCATGGTGAGCAAACTCAAACAGCGGCGCCTGCGCCGCCTTAAAGCTGACGTGGCATGGTGGCGAGATGAAGCAGAGGACTGTCGCTCCCGCCTGCTGGAGTTGGCCGGTGAGATCGACAGGCTCAAAAAGCTGGTTATCCGCGTGCCGATGCCGGTTGTGGTCCCAGAGTCTGTGGCTAATGAACTGAAATTGAGAGAGGAGGGGTGATGGACTATTCGCAGTTATCAGATTTTGAAATTAACCAGCGCGTATCAAACGCTATTCCTGGGAGATTTATCTTTTACCCCGATTACGTATGGGACTCAGAATGGGAAAAGACATTTGACCCATGCAACAAAGCCGCAGACGCATGGCCGATTATCCAGGAAAATAGAATATCTGTTTATCCTCAAGCTGATTACGAAGGTTCTGAATGGCTATCATCGTGCATTGATTCGCAGCTTGAGGTGGAAGTTTCTGACGAAAATCCACTCCGCGCCGCCATGATTGTCTTCCTCATGATGCAGGATGTGAAAAATGGCAAAAACTAGTGCAGAGCGCAAGGCAGCACAGCGCGCCCGCCAGGCGGAAGCCGGTGAGCGCAAGCTGGAGCTGGTGCTCGATGAGCAGGAAATGGAGATGCTGTCGCGGAACTGTGCGGAGCGTCGCCCTGGCCGTGCGCCGTACGACATGACTGAGTACATCGCGCTGCTGATCCGCCAGGATGATGCTCGGGTGCGCGGTCGCATTAAAGCTATCAGCGCAAACCAGTGCGGCAAGTGCGGAGACAGCCTGCCGGTAAAGTCCTGCCCGTGCGCCGGTGATTCGGCTTGCTGGGTAACGCAGGGCTGGCATGAAACGAAACTTGCGGTGTGACAGGTCACGGCGTATTGACTAAACCCTCACATGATTATACTGTTTAAATGTACAGTATTTTTATGTGAGGTTCCATTATGGGCTTTCCATCTCCGGCAAAAGACTACGCAGAATCCCGCCTTACCATCACCAGCATGTGCGGCTACGACGGCAACTGTCGAACCGTTGAGACGTCGGCTGGGTACGCAATCATCAACGTCGCAAATAAACCACATCCGGGTGATACAGTGCTGATTTCCTATTGCGGCCGCACGGAGTTCGCCATCGTGCAGGGGCGGGCGCTTATCGTTCCGGAGGGTGAGTCCATCGAAGGTGAAGCGCTGGACGATACGACAGTGCACGGCGTGGTTACCCATTTCCTGAACCGGGTAGACAATCAGCGGCCCGACCCTATACCAGTCATGTAACATCTGCGCGGGCGTGATAGTATTACCTTCATGGTAATAAAATTACTCAGGTGGTAATGATGGTCGCTAACCCGAAACGGAAATCAACGCAGTACAAGCCGCTTACGGCGAAGGTAGAAGCTTACTGCCAGGAATACATTAAATGCCCTGAGAACCAGACTCAGGCAGCCATTAACGCCGGTTACTCGCACAAGACGGCCGGAAAGTTCGCCAGCCAAAATATGCGTGATGAGCGCGTCAAGAAACGAATCGCCGAACTGATGGAAGAGCGCAACAAGCGTATGCGCGTCAGCGCTGATTACGTCCTCATGCGCCTGGTGGAGATCGACCAGATGGATGTGCTGGATATCCTGAATGACGACGGCAGCCTGAAGCCTATCCGCGAGTGGCCGAAAATCTGGCGTACCACGCTCAGCGGGTTCGACCTGTCCTCAACCATCATGAACATGAACGAGGATTCGATAGAGACCATCCTCAAAAAAATAAAATGGCCGGACAAGGTGAAGAACCTCGAGCTTATCGGTAAGCACGTCGACGTCAACGCGTTCAAAGAGCGCCTGGAGGTTTCCGGCACCGTCACCATCGCCGACCGCATGGCAGCCGCGCGCCGCCGCGTCAAAGAGCAGGCTGGTGGTGAAGAATGACAGCCGCAGCCATGTCACCGGAAGAGCAGCTCGTCGAGGATATCGCCTCGTTCACGTATGACCCGCTGGGATATGCGCTGTATGCGTTCCCGTGGGGGGAGGATGGGACAGAGCTGGCACACGCCACCGGGCCGAGAAATTGGCAGGCTGACGCATTCCGCGAGATACGCGATCACCTCCAGAACCCAGCGACGCGTCACCAGCCGCTGATGCTGGCTCGCGCATCCGGCCACGGTATCGGGAAATCCGCTTTCATCTCGATGCTCATCAACTGGGGCATGTCCACCTGCGAGGACTGCAAAGTGGTGGTGACCGCCAACACCGACAACCAGCTGCGGACCAAGACCTGGCCGGAAATCATCAAATGGTCGAACCTGGCTATCACGAAAGAGTGGTTCACCTGCACCGCCACGGCGATGTACAGCAACGATCCCGGTCATGACAAACGCTGGCGCGCTGATGCAATCCCATGGTCTGAGCACAATACCGAGGCGTTCGCCGGACTGCACAACGAGCGTAAGCGCATCATCGTGGTATTCGACGAAGCATCCAACATTGCCGATCTGGTGTGGGAAGTTGCCGAGGGTGCGCTGACGGACGAAGACACTGAAATCATCTGGGTGGCGTTCGGGAACCCGACGCGTAACACCGGGCGTTTCCGTGAATGTTTCCGCAAATACAGGCACCGCTGGAAGTGCGCGCAGATTGATTCACGCACCGTGGAAGGCACGAACAAACAGCAACTCCAGAAATGGGTGGATGACTACGGCGAGGACAGCGACTTCGTGAAGGTCCGTGTGCGGGGGATCTTCCCTGACGCGTCAGAACTCCAGTTTATCCCGACCGGGCTCACTGACGAGGCGATGAAGCGCGTAGTGACCGCTGCGCAGGTGGCGCATGCACCGGTGATTATCGGCGTCGACCCGGCATATTCCGGCGTGGATGACGCAGTGATATACCTGCGCCAGGGGCTGCACAGCAAAGTGCTCTGGACCGGCAACAAGACCACTGACGACCTGATTATGGCGAAGCGCATCGCCGACTTTGAAGATCAGTACCAGGCTGACGCGGTGTTTATCGACTTCGGCTACGGCACCGGGTTGAAGTCAATCGGCGATGGCTGGGGCCGGACGTGGCAGTTAATCCCGTTCGGCGGCGGCTCGACAGATCCCCAGATGCTCAATAAGCGCGGCGAGATGTTCAACAGCTGCAAAACGTGGCTGAAGCTCGGCGGCGCGCTGGATGACCAGGAGACGGCGGATGACCTGTCGGCGGCGGAGTACAAAGTCAGGGTGGACGGTAAGATCGTCATTGAGCCGAAGGAAGATATCAAAGAGCGCCTGGGCCGTTCGCCGGGCAAGGGTGACGCGCTGCTGCTGACATTTGCTTTCCCGGTCACGAAGCGCCTGCGCATTCCAGGGCAGGAGAGTCAGCAGGGTAAGGCGGTAACGGAATATGACCCATGGAAATAGTTAATAAAATCAGTGGGCGCAATTTTGCGCTTGGGTAAAACAAAGCCCGCGCATCGGCGGGCTGATTGTGACATGTCACGGCGCTAAAAGCCGTCAAATTCGTCTTTCATTTCTCGCTCAGTTTCTGCTTCAGCAGATAACCTTCCAGCACCCGGATTTTATTCACCGCGTTTTCGCGGGCGATCTTGCGGCCAATTTCAGCGTCGAAATTCTCCGGGCTTGCGCAGGCGCTTTCGCCGGTGACGGTGAAGCCGTTGCGCAGCACCAGGACGCAGAACGTCAGAAGAGAAAGTGATTCGTGCGGCTGGTAGTTTACCTCTCCACCAGTATGTTTCGCTTTTATGGCTACGCCAAAGGCACCATCTTCTGCTGTGAAATATACCTCCTGAGCAATAATACTTTCGATATGGTCTGGCGTAATACGCGGCGCGGTTAAGCCTTTGGCCTGAATTTCCTGCTCAATAGCCATGCAGGATGGTGCTGGAGATGCGGTTGATACCATGGTTGCTTACCTCAGAAAGTAATTTTATCGAATGCAGCGTTGATCGCTTCTGCTGCACTGTTGGCTGAATTTTTGTCAATGAATGACTGTTTACCAAGAACCTCAGCCAGGCATTGCAATTTCGTGTGGTAGAGGTTCTCGCGGCGTATCTCTTCGGAAGGAGATTGTTTCTGAACATTAACAACTGTCTGACTCATGATTTTCACCTTAAAAAAATGCCCGGACGAACCGGGCGAATGGAAGCAAGGGTCTACGGAGTGCCTTCCTTGGCGGGTGATGCAGGGTTTACAGCGCAACGTCATCGGAATGGCGCTCTGCTGTAAAAAGGGCGGTGGTCAGAAGTGGGAACAACTGCCACCGCCAAAACTACACGCATTGCCTGGTACTGCCGTATCACGGTCCTAAGGCGTGATTGGGTTGTGGTGGCCGGTGCTGATCTCCGACTAAGCAAAACGACGTGCAAACAGTGCAGTGTTTTTACTAAGCAACATCTGCATGCGATCTACAGTCATCACCACAACGGAAAGAGCACTGAGTAGGGATTCGAACCCTCTACCAAGAATGGCGATCTCCGACATCGCTCAATGCTCTTACCTGTTGTGCGCCTGTCTTTCCAGGCTGTCAGCAATTCGGTAACACGGCTTGCCTGCCGTGGCGTCTGGGATTTTCAGACCATTCAGCAATACGGGATATACCCGTTCAATGCCACTGTCCACCCCGCTAAGGTGTGGTGTTGCGTTTCCACAACATTGAGAGCACTGCTGCCGTCGATCACAGTTTTCGGGCAGTCGATGACCTACACCCTAGTACTCTCATCGTTATGGCCTCGTCTCTTCCGAGGTGTCACACCGTACCGCCACGATGGTGAGTCGTCATGTCGTGCATACCGATAACACTGACTTGCACATTCCGGCTACCCAGTCGGGGGTAAGGAAACCAAGGAACCCCGCCGGACCGCTGCGACACATGTGCCATATGCCGTACAGCTCACACCTGGAAGCGCACTCACCAGTTTTGATTTAGCGACAAGACCTCACAGAACCGATATCGAAGTGCGCTTTCATGTTACGTTACCTGAAGGGTAATAATTGCACGTCATTCTGTCAATACACTACGTAAAATAATCCGTATATGGTTAAATTGGTAATAATTTAATCGTGTGTGAGGTTATCGCTATGTGTATCGGCAGCAAGCCATCAGTGCCAGCGGCACCAGAAGTTCAGGCCGCACCTCAGGAGCAGGACGCCGCTGTGGTCAGTGCGCGCGATGACGAAGAGCGCCGCCGCCGTGCTGCCGCCGGTCGTAACTCGACCATGCTCACCGGTGCCCAGGGCGACACTTCCGCCGCCAATACCAGCGGTAAAACGCTGCTCGGTCAGTAACGGAGACCTGAGAGATGGCGGAAACCGAAAAAGAGCGGCTGCTGAAGCAGCTCGCACAGCTGAAGAGTGAGCGCACATCGTTCGAGCCGCACTGGCGCGACCTGAGCGACTTTATCAATCCGCGCGGTTCCCGCTTCCTGCCGTCTGACGTTAACCGTGACGATCGCCGCAATACCAAGATTGTTGACCCTACCGGTTCACTCGCTCAGCGCATTCTCGCCAGCGGCATGATGTCCGGCATCACCAGCCCGGCGCGCCCGTGGTTCAAGCTGGCAACGCCTGACCCTGACATGATGGATTACGGTCCGGTGAAAGTCTGGCTGGAAGTCGTGCAGCGCCGCATGAACGAAGTGTTCAACAAGTCGAATCTGTACCAGTCTCTGCCTGTCATGTACGCCAGCCTGGGTACTTTCGGCACCGCCGCTATGGCTGTGCTGGAAGATGACCAGGACGTGATCCGCACAATGCCATTCCCGATTGGCAGCTACTACCTGGCGAACAGCCCGCGCGGCAGCGTCGATACATCTTTCCGCCAGTTCTCCATGACTGTGCGCCAGCTGGTGCAGGAGTTTGGCCTGGACAACGTGAGCACGTCCGTTCGGGGTCAGTGGGAAAATGGCACGTATGAAAACTGGATCGAGGTTAACCACTGCATCACGCCAAACATCAACCGCGACAGCGGCAAGATGGACAGCAAAAACAAACCGTATCGCTCTGTCTATTTCGAGACTGGCGGCGACGCCGACAAGCTGCTGCGTGAATCCGGGTTCGATGAATTCCCGATCCTGGCGCCACGCTGGGAAGTTAACGGCGAAGACGTTTATGCGTCCTCCTGTCCTGGCATGCTGGCACTCGGTCAGGTTAAAGCCCTGCAGGTTGAGCAGAAGCGCAAAGCTCAGCTGATCGACAAAGCCACTAACCCGCCTATGGTCGCGCCGACGTCGCTGAAGAATAGCCGCGTTTCCCTGCTGCCTGGTGACGTGACGTATCTCGACGTGCTGAGCGGCCAGGACGGTTTCAAACCTGCGTACCTGGTCAACCCAAATACCGCCGACCTGCTGGCTGACATTCAGGACACCCGGCAGACCATCAACAGCGCCTACTTTGTCGACCTCTTCATGATGCTGCAAAACATCAACACCCGCTCTATGCCGGTGGAAGCAGTGATCGAGATGAAAGAAGAGAAGCTGCTGATGCTCGGGCCTGTACTGGAGCGCCTGAACGACGAGGCTCTCAACCCGCTTATCGACCGCGTGTTCTCCATCATGGCGCGCAAGAACATGCTTCCGCCACCGCCTGACGTTATGCAGGGAATGCCGCTGCGCATCGAGTACATCTCCGTTATGGCGCAGGCGCAGAAATCTATCGGCCTCACCAGCCTGTCGCAGACCGTTGGCTTTATCGGCCAACTCGCACAGTTCAAACCTGAAGCGCTCGACAAGCTCGACGTCGATCAGGCTATCGACGCGTTCTCTGAAATGTCCGGCGTATCGCCAACCGTCATCGTTCCGCAGGAGCAGGTGCAGGGCATTCGTGAAGAGCGCGCCAAACAGCAGCAGGCAGCTCAGGCACTGGCAATGGGTCAGGCAGTTACGCAGGGAGCCAAGACTCTCAGCGAGACGCAGACCACTGACCCCAGCGCGCTGACCGCAATCACTAACGCGGTGGGGGCGCAGCAGCAATGACGGACTTCGACGAAGAGGAACTGCGCATTCAGAACGAACGCAAGAAGCACGATCTGGAACAGCGCGAGAAGGACGACATCAAGTTCGTCATGGATAGCGAGCAGGGCCGCCGCGTCGTGTGGAGAGTGCTGGAGAGTGGGCGCGTATTCGCCGCCATCCCTCCGATGGATGCTCTGGCAATGGCTTTCAACGAAGGGCAGCGCAATCTGGCTCTGGAGCTATTCCAGCGCGTCATGACGCACTGCCCTGATCAGTATCTGAAGATGGCCGCAGAGGCCAGTGAACAGGAGTAACCATGAATTTATTTGATCGTTTGCTGCATCGCCGTCTTTGCAATGAGCAGCCTGCTGATGGTGGCGCTGCGCCGGCACCGTCTGAGCCATCCGCACCTGCTGCTGATGCTCCTGCACCTGCTGCTGACCCGGCAAAACCAGAAGGTGATAAGCCACAGCCCGGCACTGAAGGTGACAATCCTCAGGAAAACAAACCCGCTGACGGTGAAAAGCCAGCAGACAAGCCTGATGACAAAGAGCAGAAGCCAGAAGGCGCGCCGGAGAAATACGAGTTCAAAGCTGGAGAAGGCGTTGAGCTGGACACCGAAGCGCTGAAGGACTTCGAGCCTGTTGCTCGCGAGCTGAATCTTACCAACGAGCAAGCGCAGAAGCTGGTGGACGCATACCCGAAAATTCTGGCCGGTGTTCAGCAGCGTCAGGCAGAAGCCTGGCAGTCGCAGACAGAACAGTGGGCAGCCGACGTGAAGGCTGACAAAGAGATCGGCGGCGACAGGCTGACCGCAAATCTCAGCGCAGCGCAGCGTGCACTGGAACAATTCGGCGATTCAGAACTTAAAGAATACCTGGACTCAACCGGTCTGGGTAATCACCCGGCGCTTGTTAAAGCGTTTATCAAAGTCGGCAAGGCAATGTCAGAAGACAAGGTTGTCACCGGCGGTCATGAAAGCGGCGGCAGTGACCTTATCTCCGCCTTCTATCCCAAAAAGTGAGGTATGAAAAATGGCTTTAATCGGTCAAACTCTGCCATCGTTGCTTGACATCTACAATCGTACTGACAAGAACGGGCGAATCGCGCGCATCGTGGAGCAGTTGGCGAAAACCAACGACATCCTGACCGATGCGATCTATGTGCCGTGTAACGACGGCTCTAAGCACAAAACCACCATCCGCGCAGGTATTCCTGAGCCGGTATGGCGCCGCTATAACCAGGGCGTTCAGCCAACCAAAACCCAGACCGTACCAGTGACCGACACCACCGGTATGTTGTACGACCTGGGCTTCGTTGATAAGGCTCTGGCAGACCGTTCCAACAATGCCGCAGCGTTCCGTGTTTCCGAAAACATGGGCAAGTTGCAGGGCTTCAACAACAAAGTCGCCCGCTACGCCATCTACGGCAACACCGATGCCGAGCCTGAAGCTTTCATGGGCCTGGCGCCGCGTTTCAATACGCTGAGCACCAGCAAAGCTGCAAGCGCAGAAAACGTATTCAGTGCCGGTGGTAGCGGTTCTACCAACACCTCTATCTGGTTTATGTCGTGGGGTGAGAACACTGCTCACATGATCTACCCAGAAGGCATGGTAGCAGGCTTCCAGCATGAAGACCTTGGTGATGACCTGGTAAGTGACGGTAACGGCGGCCAGTTCCGTGCGTATCGTGACGAATTCAAGTGGGACCTGGGCCTCAGCGTGCGTGACTGGCGTTCAATTTCCCGCATCTGCAACATCGATGTGACCACGCTGACCAAAGACGCATCAACTGGTGCTGACCTTATCAGCATGATGGTGGATGCATATTATGCCCGCGACGTGGCAATGCTGGGTGACGGCAAAGAAGTTATCTATGCCAACAAAACCATCCACGCATGGCTGCACAAACAGGCTATGAATGCCAAAAACGTGAATCTTACCATCGAAGAGTACGGCGGTAAGAAGATCGTTTCCTTCCTGGGCATTCCTATCCGTCGTGTGGATGCAATCCTCAACACTGAATCTGCCGTAACGGCGTAAGGAGAGAGAATCATGTTGCTTGATCAACAGGCTTTGTTCTCCGCGGCTCAGGCCATTACGGCCACCGCGGCATCAACTAACGTTATTGACACCGGCTCCAGTAAGGATGTCGGTAAATATGGCGATATCCCGCTACTGATTCAGGTTGTTGAGGCATTCAACACTCTGACCAGCCTGACTGTAACGGTACAGACCGATGACAACTCGTCATTCAGCTCTGCAACTGATGTGATCTCCATGGTCATTCCTCTGGCATCCCTGACCGTTGGTTACAAAACGCCGGTCATCACGCTGCCGATGAAACTGGAGCGCTACATCCGTCTTAACTACACCGTCACCGGTACCGCGCCGACCACTGGCAAAGTAACCGCTGGCATTGTTGGCGGGGTGCAGACCAATGTCTAAATATCGCGTCAAAGAACGCTCTTTCATTAACGGCAAGCTCTGCGAGCCTGGCGATATTGTGGAGTTTTCCGGGGAGGCTGGCAAAAACCTGATCCCTCATAACGACGGTGATGTCGTGGTGAAGGAAGACGTTCTGCCAACCAATGAAGAACTTCAGGAACTGGACCAACTTCGAACCATTTACGAAGAGATGTTCGGCCAAGCTCCGCATAAAAACACCAGCGCAAAAACTCTCAAAGAGAAGATTGATGCACGGCGTAAAGAACTGGGCGTGTAAGCGCTCGATAAAGTGCTAAAAGCCGGGGCCATTCGGCCCCGCTTTTCTATGCGGAGACCTGAGAATGAAAACTGTAAACATGAAAACAGGCACCGACTCATTCGTTGGTGAAGATGGAAAACCAGAAACCAAAGATCAGTATCCGTGGGGTCTGCGCATCACGCTGGATAACGAATCTCTGCAACGTCTCGGCCTTAATGCAAAATCGCTGCCAGCGGTAGGTGATAGCGTGTCAGTTATGGCAATGGCTAACGTATGTTCTGTGTCTACCCGCACCACAGATCATGGTGAAGACAACTATGTTGAGCTTCAGATCACCGATATTGGCCTGGCTCCACAGAAACGTGATGATGCCAAAGAGCTGAAAGATGCTTTCTACCCAGGCGGGGAGGATGATTAATGGCCTCCGTTATCGCGATCTGCAACCGCGCGCTGAGCAATATCGGGAACACCCGCAGCATTAACAGCCTGACCGAGGCCAGCAAAGAAGCCGGGCAGTGCTCCCTGCATTTCGATTCCTGCCGCGATGCTGCGCTGGCGGACTTCGACTGGAACTTTGCCACCAAACGCCTGGCACTGGCCGATACCAACAATCCGCCGCCGGACTGGGCTTATTCCTACCAGTATCCGACTGACTGCCTGCGCATCACCGAAATTATGGTGCCCGGTATCCGTAATCCGACGGCTGCCATGCGCATCAACTATGAGGTTGGGGCTGATGCCGACGGCACCGGAAAGCTGATCTACACCGATCAGCCTCAGGCATGGCTGAAGTACATCTCGCGCGTCACCGACGTGAACATGTTCGATGCAATCTTCATGGAAGCGCTGTCCTGGCGTCTGGCCGCCGCCATCAATATGCCTCTGACCGGCAGCGCAGATCTCGGTAACAACGCACTAACTATGTACCGCAGCGTCATCCTGAGCGCTGGCTCGCACAGCCAGAACGAATCCCAGGAGCCGCAGCCGCCAGTTGATGAGTTCACCGCAGCGAGGTTGTCATAATGGCTTTCAGTTGGATACAGCCGAGCTTTGCCGGTGGCGAGATTGGCCCATCCCTGTACGGGCGCATCGATATGTCGAAGTATCAGGTTGCGCTGCGTAAGTGCGACAACTTTATTGTCCGTCAGTATGGCGGGGTGGAGAATCGCCCGGGAACGCGCTTCGTCGGCGAAGCCAAATACCCGACGCGCAAATGCCGTCTTATTCCTTTCCAGTTCTCAACCGTCCAGACTTATGCGCTGGAGTTTGGGCACAACTACATGCGCGTTATCAAAGACGGTGCGTATGTTCTGAACAGCAGCAATGTGATCTACGAACTGGCTATGCCGTATGCAGAGGCCGACCTGTTCCGCATTAAATTCACGCAGAGCGCCGATGTGCTTACCCTGGTTCACCCGGCCTACCCGCCGAAGGAGCTGCGCCGTTACGCGCACGACAACTGGCAGATCGTCGATGTCACCACAAAAAACGGACCGTTCGAAGATATCAACGTTGACGAGTCAGTGAAGGTATACGCAAGCGCCAGTACCGGGACCATTACGCTGACGGCCAGTTCTGCCATCTTTGGCGCTGAGCAAGTCGGTAAGCTGTTTTATCTCGAACAGCCGGCGGTTGATTCCGTTCCCGTATGGGAGACCAGCAAGACCACCGCTATCAACGATGTGCGCCGCGCCGACAGCAACTACTACCGTGCCAATACTTCCGGCAAGACCGGGACCCTGCGGCCTTCTCACACGGAAGGCATGTCCTGGGATGGATGGGGCGGAACCGGGGATAGTGATACCGGAATCCAGTGGGAATACCTGCACAGCGGTTTCGGCATTGCGCGCATTACAGCCGTAGCCAGCGACGGCCTGACAGCCACTGCTACGGTGGTGAGCTATATCCCGTCCCAGGTTGTCGGATCGGCGAATGGCAGCTACAAGTGGGCAAAATACGCCTGGAACAGTGTCAACGGCTACCCGAGCACGGTTGTTTACTATCAGCAGCGCCTGTATTTCGCCGCGTCCACCGCTTACCCACAAACGATCTGGGCGAGCCGGACCGGCGACTATAAGGACTTCGGCAAGAACAACCC